AGTCGTCGGCGTCCACACAAACGACGGCGCGTTGCCGAGATCGAGGAAGTCTGCGGCGCCGTCCTCCTGGAACGAGACGATACCTTTGCCGATGTGATAGTTTTGAACGCTAGGCGATACGGGCATGGCTCATAGGTCCTCTATCTTGAGTGCGTACTTGAACATGAACTGAGCGCGCAGCGCCCCCTGCAGCGACCGCCCCCAACCGAGGTCGGTCTGGCAGCCGAGATACCGGATAGCGCCATTGCCGAACCGCCCGGTCTTAACGATCGTCTCATTGAGCTCGGCGTCGGTCAGAACCCGCTTGATCAGTTCCCGCCGCAAGCCGCTAAGGTCTGATCCAGCCTCGTCGGCCTGCTGCGCGATGACGATCTCGGGATGCATGCGGACCATTGTCGGCCGGTTAGGAGGCCGCATCGACAAATCGGAGGCATCGTTGGTTTCCTCATCGCCGTCGAACACGATCGCCGCCGGCAACTGGTCTTCCGGGATCTCGACGTTGTTGCGCTGCGCCGAACGGATGTTCGGAATACTGGCGACCACCTCGAGCAGTCGCGCCAGAATGTCCTCACGAACGTCAACCAACGGCATCAGCCTTCAGCGAGAACCGCACTTCCCCGAAATCCAACTCCTGCCGTTGAATGCCAACACCGCATCGCCATAGTCGGCGCGCGCGATTCCCTTCGCGGTAAGCTCAGGGACACGAACAACAGCGCCGGGGCGCACGCTCTGCACCTCGGCGCCGGCATTAGATCCGGTCGGCAGCATCTTCGGCACCGTGTCGTCGATCACGGTGATGTCGACCCCGGTATCGGCGCCCACAACGGTGAACACCGCCGGCACGCCGAGCTCCGCGAAAACCGGATCGAACAGCATCGCGCTATAGTCGATGGTCACGCGTAGAACCGCATGTATTTGTAGAGCAGGGCATTGACGGTATCGGTCGCCTGCATCAACGGCGCCGCGCCGCCGGCCTTGCCGAACATCTGCACCGGATCGAAATACTGCACGCGGGTTTCACCATGCGTAACCGATCGGACAGCGGATGCGGGAACCTTCGACTGCATTTGCGCCGCCTGGACCAACAGCCCGGTCGCTGCCTTGAGTGCCGGTGGCGCCTCGTCCGGCAAATGATAGCCGCCGCTGTAGGTCACTGTGACCGGCTCGGTCCAGGCGCCCTCGATGCGCAGCTTGCCGGATACGTTCTCGACTTCGTAGCTGGCCGGATCGAGGATATTGCCCCTCGGCGACTCCACCGCGGTGATGTCGGCATCGGCAACCGGGTAACGCGTCAGGAACAACAGCGCGCGATCGAACGGCGCTGACTCACTGCGCCAGGTCTCCGCGACCGTCTCATACGCAAACACGCGATTGCACATGGTGGCGACCACGTCGCTGTACTGGTCGATCCACATCTGGAACAGTTCATCCTCGGTGGTGTTGCTCAACGGCACGTTGAGCATGGGCTTGAGCTCGTCCAACGTCAGCAGGGCGTAGCTGTCGGCCGGCGTCAGCACCTTGACCCAGACGTCAGCCATCAGCGCGCCTCGTCGTGGAACTGTTCAAACAGGCCGCGCAGTTCGAGCGGTGCCGCCGGGCTCTGATCCGACAGGACCGGCGTGGCGGTGTAGGTCTTGCGGTCGATCGTCCAGCCGACGATTAGCGGTGCGGACGCACCCGGCAGCCCACGCGCACCAGTCTCCCCACGATCACCGCGCTCACCGGCCGCCCCTTTGATGCCCGGCTTGCCGGCCGAGGCGATCAGTTGCCATCCCTCGCCCGGGCAAACCCCGGGGCCATCGCGCCGCGCGATAAAGCTGCAGCCGTTGAGCGCGACGATATCGAGCGCCGCATAGGTCTCGGTCTCGGCCCAGGTCGCGCGCACGTTCGGCATCGGGGCGTCACGGCCCGCCCGAGCCAGGCACACCCAGTCGGGGTGCCCCGGCGCCTGCCCGGTATCGCGGGCGGCCTGCCAAGCCCCACCAGCATGGGCAACAACCGTCCCCGCGTAATGAACGGCGTCAGGCGCCCACTCGCGCACCACCGGCAGCGCCCCGGTCTTGCCCTGTGGCCCGCGCTCGCCGTCCTTGCCGTCGGCGCCATCGCGGCCCGCCGGCCCGGGCTTGCCCGGCTCGCCACGCTCGCCCTTTTCGCCAATGTCGCCCTTTGCCCCGCGCTTGCCTTCCGGTCCCGGAATTCGCGCCAGGGTGCGCACCTCTTCCAGCGCGCGTCGCGCCAGCGCGAGGCACGTGCCGAACCCTTCGAGCAGCGTGTACTGCGGCGCAGGAATGGCCGGTTTCTCGCTCATGCCATGCCCTTCATGCGGCCAGGAGCCAGGCGACGACGGCTTCGTCATCGTCACACCGTCCAATGGCAGCGGCTTCGAGATTGGCGATCACGCCCGAACCCTGGCCGCGTGTGATGACCGCACCCGAGCCGGCTGCGCCGAGGCCGTCGAACACCGCAGCCGCGATGCCGGCCTGGCCGCGCGCTCCGACCGCTGCCGCGCGAATGACGAATTGCGCCGTGCTATGCCCGACAGCGCCGGCCGAGCCATCGGCCACCGCGACGAAGCCGCGCAGCGTCCCGGCGCCGGCACTTGCCGCGACAACGACACCGTGCGCCTCACCGACAAGTCGCGGCAGGATGCCATCGCCGATGCCTTCGACAAGCGGCGGCCGTTCTGGCTGGTAATAGCCACCGACCACAACACCGACCACGGTATCGGTCTCAACGGCGCCGACGAATGCCGCAGTGTCGGCACCTTCGATGGCATTGAGCGAACCGACAATCGCGCTGGCCGCGGCGACCGTGCCGGTGCCGGCAAAAACATCCGGACCTTCGGTTGCCGCCAGGGTACCGAGTGTTGCGACTGCCGCGGCAAAAGCCGCGGTATCTGCCGCTTCGATCGCAGCGAGCGTGCCGATGCTACCGGCAAGCCCAGCGAAGGCAGCGGCATCGATGCCCTCTGTGGCTCCGAGCGTGCCGATACGACCGACGAGTCCAGCGATCGCCGCGGTGTCGCCGGCCTCGGTTGCCGCCAGCGTGCCCACGACCTCCTGCAGCGTTCCGACGATCGGGTGACCGCTGTTGGTGTGCACCCTGCCACTAGACTGCTCCGTGGCATGAACGACGCCCTCGTCCTCATGTAAGATATGAGCGGTCATGCCGCGTGCGTGATCGTTGCCGAAGTAAGGGTCACGGTTTGGCCTACGCTGACGGTCGTGCTGTTGAGAATGATATCAGCGGCACTGGTGCCAACGGTCAGGTTGTTTACCTTCGTGGTGCCGCCACCATCCTTGATGCGCGCCACTGTCGCGGTCCCGGCATTGGCCGCAACGCCGGACTTCGGTGCGCCCGCCATGGTGATCACGCCGCTCGATTCCGTAAAGCTTGGGTCAGACAGCGTGATGGTTACCAGCGTCGCAGCAAACGACGCCGTGCAAATCTCCATGTAAGCAGGAGAAGCATTGGCGTCGATCTGCAAGATCGTGGCGGCCATCCGGGCCGTTTTGGTGGCCGCGTCGTAGTTGACTGCCATCAGGGCATGCCCAGGCGAAACGACGTGAGCCGCACCGGGCCGTCACGATAAATCTTAGTCGTATTGAGCTTGATCACCGCGTCGGAGTTCTGATCGCCGACATCGCAAGAAAACACCTCGGTGCCATCCGCGGCGTCGACACGCGCCGACGAGGCCGTCCCCTGTGCCAGCGCGGCGTCTTCCTCGGCAATCTGGTTGAATACAAGCTCGCGGTCGATCGCGGCTCTAACAGACGGATCGGACAGCTTGAGCACCGCAAGCGTTTTCCCCTCGTCAGAAAATAGCTTGATGGTGCCGCCATCCATCATGCCGGCGAGAACGTCGAGCATGGCGTTGCTTGCCTCTTCGGAAAGATTGACGATCACGGCTGCGGCTCTTCGTAGACCGGCACAAACGCGCCGTTCTCGTCCCGCTCGATGCGAGTCACCCGACCGGCCGCATCGTTACGCATCGCCGCAAGCGGCAATTCGTGCAGCAGACGCGCTGCACTCGCGATCTCTGTTGCAAGTTTCGGCGGGAGAAGCAAATCGACGGCAGGCGGTCCCGCATCACCCCTTTCACCGGGAGGTCCAGCAGGTCCCGGCGCACCGTCGCGCACCGTCGCTAAACGGTCGGCGACCTGGCGCTCGATCGCGGCAAGCCGTTCGGCACAGCCGGCCCGGACCTCGGTGATCGACGCCTGCGCCTGCGCCTCGATGAGAGCGCGCTCGCGCTGCCATTGCCGCCGCTCAGTATCGAGCACCTCGCCAAGCGCCTCGCTCCACGCATCAAGCAGAGAGTCGTCGTCGTCCACTGCGGTCGGCACTTGCAAGAAGCTTTCGGACCTTTCGTGCAGTGTCATCGCGATTGCCCTTTTGCGGTGCCGGCGGTTTGGGTTCGGGCGCAGCAGGCTTGCTGCTATCCGGCGCGGGCGGTGGTGCGGCGGGTGCGGGCGGCGCAGGTGTCTTGCCGATTTGACTGAGCGGCACGACCTGCTGCTGCACACGCGGCTCGTCGCCGAATGGCACGCTGTCGTAGCCTTCCGAATTGCGCGCTTCGTTCGGCGCGAAGATGCCGCCCTGCACCCCGCGCGCCAGGCTCTCGATACGGTCCTTCATGGCCGAGCGCAGCAGCGCCGCGGTATCAAATTCCACGTACTCGTCGGGCTGGCCCTTGAGGCCGAACAGCAGGCCGAGCGATTCCTCGATGTGATTGAGCGCGAACCCCAACCCGCTCGCGACCCAACTCTGCATCAGCAATTCGGTCGAACCATACGGCGTGCCGCCGATGCCGAGGATTTGCAGCGGGATGCGAAATGCGAGCGCGATGTGCTCGTTCGAGAGTTTCATCATGTCGGCGGTGGCAGCATCCTTGCCGCCTTGCGACCACGGCTGCACTTTGACGCCCCGTGTCATGATCGGGGTGCCGCCTTGGTGTAGCTTCTTGGATTGCTCGTCCCAGAGCGCGCGCAACTCCTGCAATTGAACCGGCGTGAGACTGAGATCGGTCGTGATCACCGCCGATGGCCGAGCCTGGTTGAGGTAATAACCCAACTGCTGGCGCGCGATCGCGGCGTTGACGCCGATATCGCTGTAGGCGGCGACGATCGGGCTCTCGCCGATCAGCGGCGCCGGCCAGCGATGCTTGACCGTATGCAACCGGATGTGCAGCACGTCGCGCTGCGGAATGATCAACGGCTCGCCGCCGAGCCGCCGTTCGATCACCTGATTGCCGAACAACTGGTAGAAGATTTCGCCGTTGTTGCCGAGCCGCGGATAGGACAGCAACGGGTCCATGATGTGGAGCTCGTCGATCTCGTAGCGCGAATTTCGCAGCGCCAGCGCATAGGCATTGCCTTCGAGGTAGAGCGAGCGAGTCAGGTTCAGCATGAAGTCGCTG